GTCGAGGTTCTTACTCCCCTTCACTTATCAATGTACGATGCTTTGTCAAGGTTCGGTTGGCTGTTGGTCGGTCCCCCGACGGAGGGGGACGTCATGGGACTGACCGGCAGTGGAGAATTCCTCAGCTTCGATTATAAGAGCGCTACTGACAATATAAAATCTGCGTATGTACGCGCAGCCGTGGAATGCCTTATCGAGACTGGGGATAACCTCAGCTGGGAGGAAGAGGAGTGCCTGCGGGTTCTCGCTAACATGAGACTGTCCACTCCTATGAGCGATACTGTGGGCTTCGATGTCACCGACGGTACCTTTCACAGGGGTCAACCGATGGGGAGTGTTATGTCGTTCCCCCTGTTATGTTTGATCAACAAAACAGTCGTTGACATGTCTCTTGCCGACCTCCTAAAGAAAAAAAAGATAAATTTTCCCGAGTATAGCTCGCATCGTTGCATGATCAACGGCGATGACTTGTTGACTCGGGAGCCCCGCCAAGATACCGACCTTTTCTCGTCAATTGTCTATCATGGATCTAAGGTCGGTCTTGAGGTGAATGAAGAGAAGAGTGGTAGGGACTTCACGGAAGCCGAAATAAATTCCACTCTGTTCACCTGTAGTGGGGCGAAAAAAAATAAGAAAACAAATGCCAAAGCGCTTTTCATGAATCCCGATACAGACGACGTACTTAGGGTGGCTTTCGATGCTACCACCACTGTACCGGGTTTCTTGAAAGTTGTGAGGAACAACGCAAAGCTCCTTGCCAGACAGACCGACAAGAAAGTGTATTCTCTCCCCTTTAAATACCAGCAGGCCTGCTATCTGGATAGGAAGATCAAGAAATCGTTATTCCTCACTCCTGTATCGGAGCGCCCCAAATTGGCCAACTTCTTCCCCGTTTGTTCCGTTCCAGACGGATATGATCTTACAATCGAGGAAGAAGTTGCTATCATAAAGCGACATGTGAATGAGGTAAGGGATAACGCCATAGCGTACGCGGCTATCAAAGCCAAGAAGCGTAGGTGGAACCCCGAGCTTGTCAAATCTGATGTCACATGGCGAACGCTTGTGAGAAGAAAGAAAACTGTCGAGGACGAGAAAACTCTCTGCGTCCTTGCGAAATTCTATAGATACAAAGAAAAAGAGAGATTGTGCGCGGAGGACGCTTTGGAAACGTTCTTCCATGACTCGGACTGGTTTGATCACCATGATGAGTCTTTATACGACAGCAAGGTCGACCACCTTGTTGACGCGCTCAAGTCATTAAAGACGAAACCTCGTTCGCCCCCCCACCGTCGTGACATAGGAGATAGTTGGAGTATTGGTTTACACCAGGAAACGGCTATCCGATATAGATCGGCTTTTTTTGTTCATCATAAAGATGGTAACTTCTTTTTCCCGAAGAGGGCTTTTTGATGGCACGTG